AGCATAGAGGCTTGAGGGTTTTTAAGTGTGAATTCGTCTTTGGGATCTATCATAGTATGATATTTAGTGTAAAATAAAAAAGGACTCCGAAGAGTCCTTTATTTGTTGGCATAATTCTAAACTGTTGTTTAGAAAGTGCTGCCACCCCAACTTGATAAACGAACAACAAGACTTGCTGGACGTAGAGGACCTGCTCCCATTGAGTTCAATACTGGTGCTGTAGCACTAGCACTGATATCATGTAGAACAGCTACACCTGCTGGGTTGCGAACAATAAGAGTTCCTTCCATAATGAACTGATCTAAGCTAGCATCAGCATTTGAGAAGATCTCGTTGTTAGGTCCTAGATCACGCAATGAACCCCACTGTAGAACTTCTTCGTTCATGAAGTAGATCTGATTGCTTACACCAGCTTGGTTCATAATCCAGCTATCGAAGATTTCATATGTATAGTTGAAATCGCCTTCATAGGTCTGGATTGTGTCACCGCGCTCAGAATTCACACGGTTGATACCTCTGCTTGTGGGCATGTTATCACTTAGGTGTGTTCTTAAGCTGGTTGGGCAAACTACTGTGCGGATCTTAGCGTTGAAACGCTGTTCAGCTACAGTGACTAACTGCTTGTAGATTGCTGGGTAGAACTGTGTATTAACTTCATCGCTGGCTGCGTAGTATACGCTACCTAGGTAAGCACCACCTGCACCACCAATTGTGATACCAGAACTGGTTGTGACCACATCTGATGTTTCGTTGTTTGTGTAAGTGACGAATGTAGAGGTATTGCCTGCTGTGTTGTTAAATGAGTGTGTAGCAGCGAATGAGTTTAGAGAACCCATACGACGACCAGTTTGGTTAGCTGGTAGTCCAGGAGCTGTTCCGCTCTGTCCACCATACTTGGTTCCAATCTGATCAGCACGGACTAGCTGTGCTTCTACGTCAAACATAAGTTCAATCAACTGTTTGACTTCTTGGTATGCCTGTGGATCCCCACCTGATTGCTCAACAGCACGAGCACTTCCAGTTGCTGAAATAACAGTACTGAAAATCTGTGTGTAGTTGCCTAGGTTAGCACGTTGGTTGCTTTCTGCCTGTGCGCTACTTACAGCGGCGCCTTCGACCTGTGCTTGAACCTGTGGTTGACGATAAACGTCATTGGTCCATAGGGGTAGTGTAGAAACGACCTTGCGCTTTTTAGCCATTGCCATGTTTAGCACTGGGGTATCATCTTTAACACGATTAGATACATCCAGGTCCAAATCTTTGACAACGATGTCTGATGCATACGCTGTGGTTCCGTTTCCGATTGCGGTTGTAGAGATTTGTGCCATCTTAATATTTTCCTTTATAGATTAAGCGTTTTATCTGCGTTGCCCTCTCAATGCGTTGAGTTTGGCTACTAACAGATTGTCTTGGGCTTTACGATCACCCTTGTTGGCTCTTTCTTGAAGTTCAGAGAGATTGGCCATCGACTGCGTCTTAGAGTTAGTGATGCTACTCTTCTTTGATGTTAGAGCGGCAATACTGGACCCTGCTGACTTAGTTTGAGGACGTTCGCGATATTTGAGACCATCACGTATAAGACCTAATATGTGTTCATCTGAACTGATTAAATCTATGTTGTCTACACCTGGCACTAACTGATTCTTAGCTGCTTGCCAATTCTTTGAAACCTTTTCACGAATCTCATTAAACACATACTCATTTTTCAACTCCTTGTCCTGAAAGTTCTTACGGTTTGTGGTAAGAATTTCTTGAACCTGTTGACGGCGAATATCACGAAACTGATCAACTCGAGGTTTTAAGTTCTGTATAATACCAGCCTGGTGTTGGATCCAACGTTCATTCTGTTGCATGCCTGCCTGTATGCGGGCTATGGCAGCTTGATCTCCACGCTGTTGCGCTTGACTTAACTGCTGCTGGAATGTGGTTTGGTATCCCTGTGTCTTTAAGATTTCATCATAGGCTTCTTGAAGTTTTGGAGCAACTGTAAATTCTAATGCTAGATTGAGACCTTCTGCTTGGGCTCGTTTCTCTTGAAGATATTCTTCAAACTCTGCACGTTGAACCTTAAGTTCTCTGGCTTCTTCATGTATTGCTCCACCTTGTCCTAAGATAGCTGCTGCTTTCTTGGCGTCAATGACCATTTCTTTACCATTGCGAGTGAACTTAAACTTAGCGTTTGGGTTCTCGTTGGCAAATTCTAAAAAGTCAATGACTTCCTGTTGGGTAGTATCCTGACCGCTTACCTCTTGAGGGGCTTGATCATTCTCTACTGCTCGGCTATCATCAGATTCTAGTGAATCAACTTCTGGCTCTACTGCTGATTGCTCAGCGTTGTCGGGTGCCACAGGGGCATCTGCTTTAGCCTCTTCAGATGAACCTGTTGCAGCATCAGTTGGTTGCTGTGGAAGGTTACGCCTCATGGCGGCCATTTTTTCAGCAATTTGATCCAACGACGGAACTGCGTTTTGAACAGGGGCCGCGTTTTGAACGTTAGGCGTGCTCGCTTCTAATATTTCTGCCATATTTTACCTTTCTTCCTCGAGTGGGGCATTTTGTATGCTTACCGCGCGATTTTTATACCACACCGCTGTCTGTAGCGATGCTATAAACTTGTCTACACCAGTGAACTGATTGCTTATGGCAATCCTTTTTAAGTTATCCTCTGCTGTATGTGTTTTTATTGACGCTAACTCATCTGCTAGATCAAACTTAAAGTGATGTATGAATAATGCAAGGTCTTTGTTGGTTAGCAAATTCTCTGCTGCTGTGCCATACACTTTAAGATTATCCAGTTGTGCTGGCGTCATCTTCTTGATGCTATTTATATCAACTCTGGGTTTTTGGTTAAAAGCCTGTGTTAAATCTTGGTCAATAATCATTCATTTCCTTTCAATATAATTCTTTAATAGTTAACAGATTTACGATCTCTCATAAGACTGCGTGCCTCTAACTGTCGCTCTGCTGAAGTACCTGCTGTGTCAGCATTGACCTTATTGGCTTCTGCTAACAGCTTGCTGGCATCGGGAGTCTGTCCAGTTATCTTAGCTATGATTTCCTGTGTGCGTGCCTGATCTAATCCTGCCTGCGCACGAGTCTTAACTTCATCTGCACTAGGTTCTTTCTGCTGTGCTGCTGCCTGGGCTGATTGAATCATGCCTGTGACTTCTTCTTCAGTAGGTAGATATACATCTGCATCTTTGATACCTAGAACATAGAGCATGTCTTCAAACGGTCTGCGCAGTTTCTTAAAGGCATCTGGTGTCAGTGCGCCAGTTGAAACTCCGGCAGTGATTTCCTGTGTGATCTGTTGTTGAATCTGTTTGACTATCTGAAGACGCTGTAGTGCGTTTTCATCTGACCTCATACCAAGAGCCAAATCCATGTGAATGATTTTACGTTCGCAGAAGTTTAGGTCATCAAAGCTCTGTCCATCAAGGAATATGGGCAGTTTGTCTGGGTGATATTGTTGCGCTAGTTTCTTAACACCATAGTCATCACTATACTGTATCAGTGTGCGCCATACCAACCATATGGCATCCTTCAATCCCTGCGCACAGTTCTTGATTGTGTTGTCCTGAATAAGTTGATTTGGACCCAGTGCTAACTGTAGTTTAAAACCTGAATTGCCAGGAGCCATGACTTCTGGATTGAAAGTGTCTGTTGGAGTAGTCATTCCAACTAGGCCCATGACATCCTGCTGAATACGATTAAGTGCTACATCCACGAAGGCAATGTTGCCGCTGGGGGGAGGCAGTGGATAGATATCTGTGGCAGGATCAAACTTACTGTCTAATATAAAGATAGCTGCTTCACCATCCTGTATCTGCTCAAAATCTAAACGATCTGGTTTTACACCAATACGGGGTGTGGCTGTGAGTAAGCCTAACTGTATTTCTGCTCTGTGTGCTGCTGTGGCATATTCCTGTGCGGGAACAAGACTTTCTGCTAGGCTGAAACCATAAAAGTTTTGTGCTAGAGGTCTGGGTACCATATTGGCAACAGGAATAAATTCTACTTCACGAGCTGATATAACATATGAACCTGAATAGATAACTTCAATCAGTTCGAGTTCTCCATCACCATCAATGTCATATCTGTTCCATACTGTTAACACAGTGACTTGGCGTGCTTCAGGTTCTTGTGCTGCGTAGCCCTGTGCTGGTAGTCCATTGATAGGCACAGAATCTCTGGCGTGTAGGGCAAGATTGTTTAACAGACTACCTGCTTGGTATGCGCCTACATTAGAATATTCAGCATGTACCATAAACTTGTCTAGGTCTATGTCTGGATAACGCTCATAGGCTTCTTGAATACTCATGGGGTCATAAAACCCGCAGAAGTCTTGATCCTGTATGTCAATGATTGTGGGATTGCACATCCAATAATGTTGCGCTATGGGACGAAATCTAATGTTAAGATTATAGCCAACAAGTTTATAGTCTGCTTCATAGATAGTGTTGCGAGCAACAGCATCTATTATGGCCTGTTCACCTTCTTGTAGAACTAGGCTGTCGGCAGGTGTCATAATGTTTTCATTAAGACTTTCTTGATCACCTTCACTGCCTAGTTTTAATCTTTCTATCACAGCGTCAATATCAGCAGATTGTTGTTCCTGTTGTGTGCCCTGAAACCACTGTTGTGTTTCTGCCATGACCTGGGCCATGTCAAAACGTAGTTTGCGACTTTTAGTGCGAGTAGCAGTTAAACCAGCGTCTGCGGCCTGAGCTTCAAATGCCTGAAGTTGCGCCTTGGTGCCCTGTGTTTTTACATAGCGTGTGATCTGCTCACGATATGGTTGAACTAGCATCTCTCCATTTTTGTGTAGTAGAGCATCCATAATCCAATGCTGTAGTATCTTGTGCGGGTCATTAGATTGATTAACAATCTTGTGTACCATGTTTGTGGCCTGTCGTGCTGCTACATCATCATCTTCATTGTCTGGAATAAACTCAAAGTTTATTTCACCGTTCTGCATCAATCCTTTTGAGATCACTGCGGTGGCATAGTCAACCATGGGTTTTACCACAGGATGAATATAATCAATACCATTAACAGGTTCGGTTGACTGTGTCACAGCCAACACAAGATAGTGATAGTCACTGGCTCTGTTAATATTGTTTTTGGTTGCCAATAGTCTAAGATTAGCAGCACACTTTTGATCGAGGATTTTCTTCATATAGATGAAACGTTCCATCTGACCACGAGCACCTACTATATCATTAGTGACGAAATGACTTTTATCAAACATTGTTTATTCCTAGCATAGTTAGATATTTAGTGCTTTTTATATAGCCCGGGTGTTTAGCCTATGTTTAAGCACGTTCATAGATAGATATGCTGCGATCTTTATGTCCTGTGCTACCTCTATACAGTATAGCCCCTACTTCACGCCATTGATCACTGCGATAAAAAGGACGTTGCCAATCTAACCATACTATGTGAGCATTAGATGCCGAACAATGATATAGCTCATTGAAAACACGTTTGACATTTATGTTCTCTGCTTTACAACCATACCTACGCTGATATTCTTTTAGACGTTCTTCTCCGTATGGAGGATCACAGACCCATAGGTCATGAAAAGATTTGGCATATTTGCGCATGTCTCTAGCATCAGCATATTCTGTATCTTGGTCCTGCGGATTGATATCATACTTAACGCCTGGCAAATCCTTAATGTCTGCCTGTCCTGCATAAAGATGAGCAATGTTTATCTTATCAGGAAATAATGCTCTAATTCTTTTTAGATAGTTTCCTTGGTATCCACCATAATAATTATTAGCACGGCTATAGTTGTTGCCTATGTAGATAGTGCCAACTATACGTCCAGAATCATCATTGAACAACTGCCATGGCTTGTTAAGGTTATAGTTGTTTACACGTTCTATTAAGGTCATGTCATACCACCTTCTGGTGAATATGTTCTTTTCCAGTTTGGTTTATTTTCATTTGATTCTCTACGATATAGATTTCTATATTCCATCATACGCTGTCTGGGTGTGAGATTGTCATAGGGTTCTGCCCAGTCATTTAGACAGGCCAATAAGGCATAGCGAGCTGAATCTATACAATCGTCTGGATCACTAAATCTACCACGTTCATCCACATAATAGTTTCTGGCTTCACGCATAAAGTCTTGACAATTTTCATTGATATGCAGTGTGCCCAACTCCAACATTTGCCGCATGACATTTACACCAAAACTTTTATGATTCGTGACCTTACCTTCTGCGTCTGGTGGATTCATTATAGGGTGAGGATAGACATTTAAATTATACTGTTCGAATAACTGACGCAGACTTAGACTGCTCATAGTGTATCTGCCCTGTGTGCCTGCATCACTGGGTAAGACTATGGGACAGCCAAAAACTTCTGGACGCATAAGATGATTAACCCAGTTTACTGGTGCGGCTTCTTCTATGCCTTTAACAATGATTTGACTGTGTAGCCATGCTTCTTGCAAATCCGGTGACCAAAACATATATGAGATAACAGTACGGTCTCTAATCAGACCAAGGTCAAGAGCAATAACTCTGAATATATTATTCATAGTCTTAAAATTAAAATCTCCTGTCCGATAAGTTGGCCAATTTTTTATTTGAAATACCGCACCTAAGCCCATAACAGGCACACCTGCTATACGTGCTTCTCTTTCGTGTGGTAGATAATCTCGTTCAAGTTGTCTGCGTGTTTCTTTGAGTAGAAATGGTTCTCCCCAGGGATCATATTCAGGCACATCGTCCCAACTTACACGGATATGTTCATAGCCTTCTTCACCATACCAAAACTTACTGACTAATCCGTTTAGACCTTTAAGTGGGGTGAATGAGCATAACACTTGCCCCTGTGTTGTTG